TCGAGAAATCGATATCGATCGAAATCTCTTGAGCCACGCCGAACCGAACCGGCGTCGGGTTGCTGATAGCGTTGCCCTGCGAATCAGTAAGCGGCGTGCCCCACAGTGCACCCGCGCCAAAGAGGGTTTGCATGGCGTCTACTCCGTAAAATGTGATGCGGTGGTTTCAGCCGGTCACGTACATCTGAACGGGCACGATTGCGACCGACTGATCCTGCAAAGTGCCCTCAACAATCAATGCTTCGCCTTCGATCCACGCGTGCTCAACCAGCCCGCCGAGCGTCTGGTTATTCATCGGGTCGCCGGGCGTCGGCGCGAGCGCGTTATCGATCGCGTCGAGAATGTCGTTAATCGCGGTCGCCGGAATCGCGGCGCTATCGCCCGCCTGCACGTACACGACGAGATCGACAAACAGGTGGTATTTCTTCGGCAGGCCGCGCCGCTCGTGCGCGATGCGCTCGCTTTTCTGCACTTGAAACACGGCGGGCTGCTCGCTCGGCGGCACTTGCGACGCGAGCTGAAAGCGTCGGCCGATCGTCACCGCATACGGTGCGACTGCGGCCTGTACGAGCGCGAATAGAGCCGCGTAGATGGGTTCGCGCTGGATCGACATGTCAGCCCTTCATCGCACGCGCAGCGGCGCGCTGTAGGTCGTCTAGAATCGTCTGCCGCAGGTCGGCAAGCGAGCTGCGGAGATACGAGTGTTCCGGGATCGGGATCGCGTGCGGCTTCGTGCGCGGCAAGCGTTCCGCGAGCGCTGCCGCCGCCTTGTTCGAGATGAACGTGGACACGCCTTTGTCCATCAGGTAGGCCGTGCCGCCCGGATGGTTGATCGTCCCGCCGTACTCAAGAATCCGCGCATACGGCGTGTTCGCGCCGATCACGCCGACAATTTCATCGGGGTTGCCGAACTCCATGTAAGGCGTGATCGACGCCGCGAGCGTGCCGGTTTTCCGGCGCAATACTTGGCTCGACAGCTTCTCGGTGGCGACGTGTCGCTGTAGCTTAATCAGGTCGTCATAGATCGCTTTGCGCAGCTCGTCGCGCAGCTTGTCGGGCATCGCGCGAAAGTGGGCGATCACAGCCTGATCGCCGCGAATCTCGCTATCGAAAATCACACCGGCACCTGCTTTTTGTACTGCGACAGCAGCACGCGCTGTGCAGGCGACAGCGCCGAGTCGTCATAGACAATGTGCTGACCATCGACGCCGACCGCGCCGGACAGGCCGATGTGGTCGCGCTGTCGATACCGCAGGCCGACCAGCTCGTTACAGCACTGCGCGAGGTCAGCGGGGATCGTCGTGTACCCGGCCGTATAGACGAGCTGCACGTTAGCGACACCGGCCCAAAACGTGTAGCCCTGCAATTTGATGCTCGTATCGTTGAACACGTACCCGACGCCGGGCCAGTTCGGCGAGCCGACCGCAGGGGCCGGTAGGATGTGCAGCGAGCCGATCATGACCGACTCGACCGCAGTAATCGGGTAATGCGCGACTGACATGGCGCGCGTGCCTTTGCCGTCTCGGACTTCGGTGAACGACTGCGACACGAACTCGCGATCACAGTACGTTTGCATGTACGTGCTCGCCGCCGTGATGAGGCTCGACAGCAGCGCATCGTCGTTCGTCGTCGTGACTTTGCACCACGCTTTGACAGCGGCCAGCGTCGTAAGATCGTTTGCGGCCATGTCACACCTCGCTTACTCGGTCTTGTCCGGTGCCGGGGCTTTCTCCGACCACGCCGCGTTAAGGCCCGCGTCGTCTTTGAGCATCAAGCCGTGCGCTTGCGCTTCTTCCACGAATGCCTCATCAACCTCGACGAAGCCCTTCTTAATTTCGAGCACGACGCCCGCAATCGAAATCGATTGCAGCGAGTCGGGTGCCTTCATGCGTACCGTTGCCATGATTCCCTCCGCAAAAAAAAGCGCCGCCCCGAGTGAGGCGGCGCAGTGCTTCGCGCGATCAACCGTTGCCGATGTTCGTCAGCACGCCCATTGCGAACGGGGCATACACCGCGAGCACTTCTTCGGCGTACACACCCATTTCGTAAGCGCGCGTCTTGAGCGGCCAATCGATTTCATAGTAGTCGCGGTGCAAATGCACCTCGGCCACTTGCGGCACTTCGTTGTTCTGGTATTGCATCGGCAGGTCTTGCGTCCAGAACAGGATCGAGCCGGGCGGGATCGTCGGATGGATCAGAATCGGCACCTTGTAGCCGCCGTTCGCGCCGAACGGGTTGAAGTAGGCTTCGATGCTGCCGCCTGCAAAGATCGCGTAGGGCGATGCGCCGTCGCGCGAGTAGCGCAGGAGCGGGCCGCTCGACGAGTTCAGAATCTTGGACAGCATGTTCTGATACTCCTGCGCATTGCAGTAGATGACCGTCGGCGAGACGCGGTACAAATCCCACATGCGGCGGAACGCGGTGTCAATCTCGTTGATCGAGCCGCGCGAGGATGCAGTCATGAAAGACCCGGTGCCAGCCGTGCCGGTGCCGAACGTGTTCACATACGCGCCGTTCGCCGGGTTCAGCGCCCACGACAGCAGACCGTCGAAGCCGAGCGCGTTTTGCGACGTGTCGGCCGTGATCGCGCTCGCGTTCTGGTTGCCGGTCGAGAGGGACGTAAGCGCAACGCTGTTGATCGTCGTGATTGCTTGCAACGTTTCGTTGCCAGCGGTGCCGACGTACCACGCATAGGCCATCGCACCCGTGACCGGCGCAACCGTCGCGCTGATCGTGTTCGTGGTGCCGGTGATCGCACCCGAGCTTGCCGCCGCGCTCTTGTTCGACGCGCCCGAGTTCAGCGTGAACGTTTGGCCGTCCGCGCCGTTCACGGTCGTCGAGGTCGGCACGCCCGAAGCCGAGACAGTCGCGATGCGGTACGCCGTGTAGGCGAGCGCGACGACGATGACGTTATACGTCGCTGCGCCGATCGTGCCGCCCGTGCTGGCGCTCGAAACGGTCGGGGTGCCCGGCGTGCCGAGTGCAATCGACATGTTCGAGCCGAGCAGCGCGTCCTCTTCCTTGAGCATCATTTTTTGCAGCAGGCGAATCGCTGCGGTCGCGCGCACGTCCTCGAACTCGCGGCCGGCCGATTCAGCCTCGAACGTCACACTTTCTTCTTCGCCCATCGTCGCATACGACGCGAGCGCGTTGACGGCGGTATAGCTCATGCGCCCGGCGCGCTGACCTTCGGGCACGAAGCCGATCGAGTCGAGGCCCGAGCCTTGAATCGCGCGAATCACTTTCCAGCGCGTCGCCGTGTCGCCCCGGCCCTGCACGCGGGGCAAGCTGTTGCGGATCGGCGTGAGAACCGGGTACAGGTTTTTCGCGGGCGCTTGCAGGTCATACGACACCAGCCCGGTTGCCGTGCTAACCGTGTTCGCCTTGTTGAGCGGCACGCCCATATCGGCGGCAAGCGCGCTTTTCACCAGCGCTTGCAGCTCTTGCATATTGAGGGAACCCATTTTGTTTCTCCAAAAAAAAAGCCGCGCCTACGGGGGCGCGGCGCGGCCTGAGAAAACAGCGTGTTAGTGGTTGATCATTTGCTCGGCGTGTTCGGACGAACGCTCCGCGCACCGTATTTGTGGATGAACTTGACCATCGGCAGCGGATCGCCTTCGATCTGCGCCTTCGATGCCCGTTCGAGTTCTTCGTCAAGCTGCGACTTACCGTCACCGTTCACGGTCATGTCAGCAGCCTTTTCGATCGTCTTGAGAACGCCCTTCGTCGGCGCAGGCATGTCCTCAAGTTCTTTGATGCGTGCATGCGCTTTCGCGAGCGAGACGACGAGCTGCGCTGCCTTCTCCATCCCGGACGCACCCGACACCGGCTCGATGCCCGCAGCCTTGCACAGCTCGTCTACGCCAGCAGCAAGCGCAAAGTCCTCATCGATCTGGTCGGCGTCGTCGCCGTCGAGCGCGTCTGCCTTGCACATTGCGCCAGCCTTCACAAGCGAATCATGGGCGGCTTGCAGATGCGCGAGGTCGGCAGCGCTGTTACGCGCCCCGACTTTTTCGAGTGCTTCGGCGGCAGCAGCTTTTGCGGCGGCTTCGGCGTCGTCGCCGGTCGGGTCGTCTTTGCCTTCTTCGGCAGTGCCAGATTTGGCACTTCCGTTAGCGTCGGCGTCGTTACCGTCAGCACCACCGGATTGATCGTCGGCGTTATCGTCGTCGGAGCCATCACCGTCCCCCTTGTTCGCTTTCTCAACGTCGGTTGCGCTTGCAACCTCTTCCGTCTCGGTCGTCGTCTCGGTCGTCGCGGTGTCGGCGAAGTCGCGCTTTTGCAGGTCAGCCAGCGCCAGCTTGAGAACTTCGCGCGGGTCAATCGTGCCTTTGTTCAGCAGCTCGGCGAGCTGATCAATCGCTTCGAGCGATTCAGTCGCGCCGGTGAACTTGCGCATTTCTTCGCTGCCGTCTGCCTTCACAACCTTGAACGTAGCGGACGGGATGCACGGGTAATCGACGAGCGACCCCTCAGCCGGGATCGCCTCATAGCGGCGGTGCCCTTGGTCGTCCCAGGTCTTGCCGTACTTGCCGCCGATC